CTGGAGGCACTCTGTCCATTGAGCCCGAAAGAGCTAGAAATCATTGGCAGGCCGCTACCCAGAGAGGCGTAGCCTGGAAGGCCGCTACCTAGCTTAATGAAGCGTTGGGCGATTTGAGCCACAGCGCCACTAGCTGGGAGTGAACTTACATCACGAAGCTTGGGAGGACCGAAGTATCCGAATGGAAGCAAGCTTGCATCGGTTGCGCCTGCATCTACATCGGTATTCATTTCAACACGAATGAATCGTGATTGATTTGGATACTCACCATAGGTCTTGAGACGGCGGTCGCTACTGCTCCACTGCTGATATTGATCACCGATTACGCGGGCAATATAGTTAGGGGAAGTAGGATCTAATGTTAAGTTGTCATAGCGCTCAAGAACAACGATGTTGCTGTCACTATCGGACATACTACGAAGAACAACCGAGAAGGTGCCGTAATCAGACGTGGAGATGCTGGATTCACGGATCTTCTCAATAGAAACTTTGACATTCTTGTTGAGCCATTCTCCATGGCCAAGACCAATAAGGCGGAATAGCTTTTGAGCATCTTTGATCTCGAATGCTCCGGCGGCGCCGAGATCCTGACCAATAAACCAGCCAGCAACTGCGTCTTGGGATGGCACACTCTTCATGTTTGAAGGTGCTGCGGTAGAACCGGAAATAATACCGGCAATGACCCCGTAAAGAACGCCGGTCGACCCACCGGTCAAGCCGCGTTCGCGCAGTTCTTGTTCAAACGTCTCACCAAGCCAATAGTCTTGATAAGAAGCAGAAGGATAAAAGTCTCCTTGACCACTTGTTATTTGAGGATTGGTATTAAAGCGTTTGCGAGCGAAGTTGGCACTTGAATCATCAAAGTTAAAGGAGATTGCGGACTCACCTTTAGTGATTCCGCTAATCCGAACTTTAAAGTTACCGTTTGCGTCACTTTTAATCATTGTAGAGGAGGCAGTAACAACAGCCGTAGATGCCTGCGAGCCGGCAACATTACCACACAACGCTACAGAACCACTCTGCACATACCACACAGCGGCAAGTTGACCTTCCAAAGTGGTACCTGTTGCAACACTAGCGGAAGCAAAAACCCACAAACCGTATGCACCACCATCAGAACCAGTGATTGGTTTACCGGTGGTCTGCCAGCCTGCTGCGGCGGCGCCACCAGCGGCTGAACCAACATTGTTTTCTTGACCAAGTAGGCGAACATAGGTAACTGGTGCTACACCAGAAGCCAAAAACGCTTTTGCAGCATATGTTCCGTACATGGGTGATTGGAGGTTTCCGTTACGATAAATATCGCCACCCCCGTTTCCTGGGACGGTATCACCGAAGACATTTACGAATTCGGAAAATGATTCAACCCGAACAGGTTGCATTGCGGGGCCGCGTTGGGCTCGCCCGATAATTACGGGGCCAATTGCGGAAGGGGATCTGGGAATAAATGAGTTATCAATTTCGTTGATAAACACCCCAGGAGATACAAACTTGAAGTTTTTTACTGACATATTGTGGTTCCTCTTTTGAAAAGTGCGTGTAATTGATGCCTAATCATACTTTAAATAGTATTTTTAATCTCAAAAGGATAGGCAAGTTTCAATATTACACTTCCTGAACTAATCTTTTCCCCAAAGATTAAAGTTTCCTGCTGGGACTGTGGATTCTTGCGGGAATTGATATTCGACCGCGTTCTCTTCAATACGTACCAATTTACGGTCGTCGTTCACGCCTTCACCAATCAAATAACCCAACACATTGATGGTGATTTCGGTGGTAAACATGCGGGTTTCATCTCCTAAACTGGCAACGTTGTTAGTTTGAGAGAAGTTTTGTTGTATAAACGCCTCATATCTATGATTATTTCGAGTTAAAATGAAAGAATTGATTTGACCAGTGCGAGTTAAAAACGGTGCTGTCAAATCGTTCATTTGCTGCTGGTATTCTGATTTTAAGATGATTTTGTAATCTATATTAACGTACACAGGGATTGGAATTGACAGAGTTTGCACAACAACTTTCTTATTAACTCTGGGATAGTAGCGCTGTGGATTTCCGCCACTATTTGTACGAGTACCTGCGGCAACGGCGAAATTTCGTGTCTTATCAGGAACTATTCTTTGTGCAATTACAAAACGGCCGGCGCGTCCGTTATCTCTATTAGAATAAAGGTGCGCTTGAAACGAACCCTTGCGATTGGGATCCTTGGTTACGTTTGTGCGCTCAACGCTCACTATAGGCAGTACAATGGCTTCGTTGTAGTCGCGCATATCTTTACGGTTCTTTATCTGATAGGCGCGTTCAGGAGCCTGCCAGAGCACAGGAACACGTTCGAAGCCGCGGTTAGATAATGCTGAAAGCTGTAAGTCGCTTTTAAGCCAGTTAACCATGGCGGTATCGATATCTTCTAATGTCGAGGCTAGCATCCCAATTTCAGAAAGAGCATAACTGGCAGATCCTGACGGAAGCAAAGCAAAGTCGAAGTTATCAGGTAGCATCGAAAAGTCCCCTTCTAGACATGCGACATTTTGCAGCAATTTCAAACTCTTGGCCGGCTTGGCCGAACAACAGCCTTTTCTCTGAAAGTGTTACAATCTCATAGTAATTATCGTTATAAAGCACGAAGTCTCCCTCTCTTACATATAAGTTCTGATCTTCGGTAAGTCGGCGTTTGTGAAAATGTACGTTAATCTCCCATGTTTTATCGATACCGACTCCATCCATATAGGTCGTTGAAAACTCAGTGTAATCCACTAGTGCGTATACACGAATAGGAGGAAGATAAGTTTTCTCTACTGCTTCTCCATAAACTTCATGAAACTTGGTTCGCTCCATATCGATAGGGTAATAAAGAATCTGTTGACCAATGACCTTTTCAATAAGCTCATCATTAACTTGTTTTACTAAATCTCGTTCTTTTTTACCTAAGAAGAGCGGTGGTGGGGGACTATCGGGTCTTTTCCATTCATCTGACATATATTATTACCCCACAAATATCGGCAAAGGCGTCACCTTCAATACATTAGCAGCCGAATCGGCGATTTCTTGGTCAGTCTTGGCCAATGCACCGTATTCGGTCTCTTTAAGCATTTCTGCTAGTTTTTCTTTAAGTTGCTGCTGTTCCTCTTTGGCTTGAGACAGTAAATCGCTATGATTTAACGTCACACTTTCGCCAGGAATAGGCAAAGTGGTAAACTTACCTCTGATTTGACCCAACATCTCTTTACAAAGCGCTAATGAATACTTACGAATCCATTGTTGACCCATCGAGTTGATGTTTTCAAACGGTAAGTTGTCAAAAGGCAGCGTATTCATGTTATTGACACCTTCAATACCTGTGTCAGTGGTGCCGTCGAGTTCATATGGCTCCATATCAACATAAAAACGCACCCAAATGCGAGAATTTAAGCCATCCCCGAAGCCATACTGATTTGGTGTCGGATAAAGTCTCAGTTTATTGTTAATAAGTTCAAAAGAATAGTTTGAAGTACGAGTAAAGATTGAATCTTCATATGCCATGGCCTGCATTTTGTTTTGCCACGTTGGAATAATCTCAAATGTTGAATCATCCGAAAACTGACCATAAGTTGAGTAGTTTCCTACAACATTCAGACCTCCATAGTACCCATAAAATCTCCACATTGCTCGTGGTGACTTGTAAAACACTTTAGTAATAATAACTCTTTTATTACCTACTTTGCCGGAATATGATACGGCGGCGCCTGTTTCATCAACTCCAGAAGCAGAGGAGGATGAAATAATATTCTGTAAGTCATAGTCTTGTTGATCTTGCACCGGTTTAAACGAGGCGGAATATTGTGGAATAGTTCCACCAAATCCGCCGGCAGCGGCTGCAGCATCACCAACACGACGTGAATAACCCAAAGAATATCGAGGATATTTAAGATTAGAGCCACTTGGGCCACTTGTAATATCACCTTTATTATTAAAGGAAGCTGTTGCGGACCCCAGAACATTGGAAAGGACGTTCTTTCCTTGGTGCATGTTCATAATATATGAATATTCTAGAACCGCTTCTTCATAAGATGCATATACGTTGGCGGGTGTTAACTCAATGTCAACAACATCACCTCCAAGCTTCTTATACACATAGGCTACTTGTTCTGAAGCGCCTGTTAGGAACGGCAATGAGCCGCTATACATCCCAAAAGGTAGCGATGTTGCAACTAGTGCTGCGCTACCTGTTGATGTTAAAACAATGGCGCTAGTTTGAGAAACCGGTGATAG